ATACAGGATACCCGTCTAGTCCACCATTCATCCTTTAGACGATTGTGTGTGTCAAAGAAGAAGCCAGAAGACCTAACGGGGTTGCCTAGTAGGATGGTCAAAGCGTTATGGCCTGACATAGAACCCGCAGCAGCCTCGAATACTGCCTCTGGGACACCAGAAGCTTCATCTGCTACCAACATGACGTTCTCAGAGTGGACGCCTTGTAGGGCTTCGGGTTGTTCAGCACGAGAAGTCCTTGCAGAGATGAATGCCTCTGTCGCACTTGCCTTTAGCTCAATCCTCTCTTGTTTGACATCAAGTAGGTCTTGGATAGGTTGGGGCAGTTCTTTGACCCATCTCTTTAGCTCGGCAAACAAAGCGTCATACAGTTGGGCAGAAGTAGGGGCAGTAACCACGACTTTGACGGGATACCTGGTCAACAAGAACCAAAGCATCGCCCAAGAAGCGGTGGTAGACTTACCCACTCCGTGACCAGAACGAATACTAATCTTACGTTCTCCAGAGGCCACAGCGTTAAGAAAGTCTTGCTGCCAATCATCAGGCTCTACTCCCAATACCTCTTTGACGAACAGATTGGGGTCATTCCTGTATAGGGTGATGAACTGGATAAAGGGGTTATTCATTGTTTTCCAAGGTAGTAACCTCTTCTACCTTACCCATGTGCTTTAAGGCTTGAAGGTGTAGATCACCCAAACTGATATTTACTTGGGTTTTAGCAGTGTCTCCGTAGTTCTCAGGGTCTAGCTTAGAGGCCATCCACTTCCTTGTATCTACTTGGAGTCTCGCTTTGTTAACTCCACTGTTACTTGTCTCATCAGCTTCATCAGCAATCTCTAAAGCCTCTTCTGCCAGTTTCTCAGCCTTTAGCTTACGTGCAGCGAGTACCGCATCTCTACGCTCATCCGTATGGTTTATCCAAAAAGAAAGCATGGGCCTAGAACACTCTATAAACTCTGCCAAGCGTCCTATGGTCATTCCCTGTGCTATGTGTGCAGTAACGAACTCAATGCCTCCCAGAGTCTCTATCTTCTTCTCCAACGCCCTACGCATAGGAAATCCAGCCATATCTTCTCCTTGATTTAATGTCTACAAATTCTAAACTATAAAAAATTTTTTGGAAGGACTGTCTTGGCTGATTTGATGAGGGGTGGGGGTGTATAGATTGATTGTTGATTCGATAGGTGTTTATGTCCCCTGCCACAGCACCCCATCACTTTTACACATGGGGGGGGGTAAACCCTACCCTTACGTACTAACCCTTAAAGGTAAACCCCTAGGTAGAAACCCTACTGTGATTCCATACAGTGTTTGATCTAGATGCGAATGATTCTCATTTACAAGGTTATGCGTTTTTTGCATAGTTGTCTCACTAGCGCAATGGGGTAATGTAGATCGGTCTCTAAAAGGTTTCTCTATCTTGTTTGGTGCATAGGTCAATCAATGATCTACCCTTTGTCCTATCCCTTATGTTCCTTATGTATTCCCCTTGTCTATCCACTTACATAACTGGATCCCTTGTTGTGGGTTTCCCCTTGTTTTCTTTTATCAATTGTGGCTACAAATTCAAAGCGCATTAGGGTTTATACCTAAGGGTTTAAAGTTGTTGAACATAGGGTTTGTACTGATAGTTTTGTTGTTGTTTGTTGCTATTATTCATGGGCGTTCAATAGGAACGTATCAACTAAAGGCGTAAACATGAAACTATCCAAAGACTCTATTTATGACATCCTTGCATCCATTGGCTTAGGCTTAGCCCTTTGTGTTGGTTTGCTTGAATGGTTTGATATCCTCACAAAATAACTTTTTTCTTTTCTTTTTTAATAGGCGTACATCATGAAATTTTCAATCCAGCGTAAACACATTCGTGCAATGCTTCACTTAGCAGCGAAAAAAGATATTCGTTACTATTTGCAAGGCATAAACATTGTCAGGGACAATCGGGGAACTTACATCGAAGCAACTGACGGGCACGTCATGGGCCGTTTGTTGATAGATGGCATCAGATCAGACACAAAACAAAACGTTGTTTTACCTACTGATGCACTTATAAAACTCAAAGGAACAAAGCGACAAGGTGACGAATGGTTGCATTTTGAGGTCAACGGCTTGTCAGTAGAGTGTATTCAGGGTGACTCTACTATTCGATTTTCAGCGCATGATGCAAGGTTTCCCGATACTGATCGAGTGATTCCCCTTGTTTTCAAGTCAGAGAATGAGAAACCCGCAACCTTTAACCCTGACTTGCTCATTCGTTTTGTTGACTTGTCAGAGGAACTTTTTGGAAAACGTCAGGTTCCTAATATTTTGCAACAAGGAACTGACTGCTGCATCGTTGACTTTTCAAAGTTAAGCGATGATTTTATAGGTGTAATGATGCCTATTCGCACGCCATTGATCGCTAAAGTGCCCGCCTGGTGCTATATCCCCTCTACAAAACCCGTTCAAACAACTGAAACCGCTTAATTTATAGGTGTAAATATGAAAAGAAACGATAAAACTTCACTTTTTGAGCAATTTCAAGGGGCAGACCTTGAACGCTTAGCAGATTGTTTTGTGGCAATTCGTAAAGCTGGATTGTCAACTTCACCTTATACACAAGCTGGATTGAATGAAAATTCTGGGAATGTTTGGGTTTGGGATGAAGACTGGGTTGGTTGCGTCTATTGCTCTATTGGGTTTGATGTTAAGTGGTCATGGACTTGTGGCGATTGTGGCGAAGAATATGATTTTGATACTTATCAAGAAATGGATAATTTTGTAAGTATTCAAAATGACTTAACTGATTGCAGTGGGTGTGAAGCTTGTCACGAAGTAGAGGTTTCATCGTGAAAATTGGCAGCATCATTGCTTATGATTGTGACCCAGCAAAATTAGGCGAAGTGACGCAAACCTTTTTCTATCCGTCTGGTGAATTAGGTCTACTCATAAAACCCTTTGATAATTCATGCACGTTTTTTTCTAAATATGCAAGTGAGGTTTGGCTTTTAGCAGATAACCTCTGAGCATTTCCATAAAATCCCGCCTAAAAAGCGGGTTTTTTTGAAAGTGGTTGCGAAGTGAGTGCTCACATCATAGAGATTCTTTTAAACCGCCTAGAATCGGTTTTTGATAGTTCAAGCATAGTAGCTATACATTGACTAGAAAAACAGCTCAAAACTGGTTTTAATGGCCTTCTAGGTGCATCATTGGATTGTGTCTCATGCGCTGTTTTCTAGTTTAGCGAAGTGAGTGCCAACTAACGTAATTTTGCGAAGTGAGTGCTAACTAACAAAAAACTAAGGGTAAACACTAAAAAGACGGGTTTTACAAAAAAGTGGCATTTACTTTTTAGAAAAACGATTTAACCAATTTTTAGAAGTTCAAAGTTTTTGAAAGTTTAGAAATTAGAAAGCATTATTATTTTCAGATTGATTTTCAAATAATCTTTTAATCGTATTATTTAAGGCATCAATCTCGTCCATTTTCTTAATATGCCACATTCTCTTTTGACCATGCCAACCTAGTATGGAATTAGTATGGCAGTCTTGACATAATGCTATGCAGGTATATTGCAGACCTTGCTTGTAATGGTGAGCTTCTGAGGGTCCTGATTTATCACATACTGAACAGGGAAGCATCTTCACCCTTGCTAGGTGTAGTCTTTCCTTTGCGCTCAGTTTGTTGTTCATTGGGTTGCCCTGATTTCCATTCTGGCTGAATACTGATTGGTTCTCCAGACCTCAATCCTTGCTTGGGCAGCAGTCATCAGCCAGCGGTACTTCTCTTCTTTGTCTACGGCAGCTCTGATGCCCTCAAGCACTTGAATGTATTCCTCATGGGCATAGGCAAAGGTTTCTTGTTTACCCAGAACTTCCGTCCCTGCCTGGCTCATCAGGTGAGCCTTCTTTGACTTGCGGAACTCCTCCAAGTACAGGCGCTCTGACTTCGCTTGGGCGTACAAGGGTGCGGTGTCGATCAAATACTGAATTGCTTTGTCGGGGCTGGTCTCCATGAATCAATCTCCAATGTTTCTCTGCCAATCTGCGGATACCTTCTGACAGACTTCCATTCCCTGCCAAGGTCAATGCTTGCTCATGGATAGGAGCTACCCTTGCTCGGATAGTCCTACCCTCTTCACTGATCTTCTTGCGACCAGCGCCTTTTCTTGAGCCGCCACGTTGTTTCATGGCTTGAATTATAGCTACAAAATCAATTCTTAATAGCTTTTAGTACAAACCTGATGTCATCATCCTCTTCTTGGAAGACAGTTTTAAAGTCTGCTTTGTAGATGTTTCTGAAGTCGGACATAGGTGTTCTGCCTACCTGACGCTTGTACTCATCTTGGGATAGGAACACCAGTTGTTCAAGCTGCATGATTCTTGTATGGCTTGGATCACCATAAGCCCAGACTGAACTTCTAGATGGACAAGTCGCAAGGAAGTGACCATTTGGCTTGAGAAGTCTCCAGAACTCTGAAAACTGAGCAAAGAATAGTTTGTAGTCGCCCTGTTGACCAAGATGCTCTAGCACCTGATAAGCATGGATTTCATCAAACTCGTTGTCGGGAAATGGCAATGGCAGAACCATCAAGTCCCACACAACAGTAGGATTGTGGTCAGCGTTGTAGTCCAGAGTGGTTAGGTTATCAAAGGTTGGCGTTCCATCTACTGCCATTTTCTTTGTGTGGTTAGATCCGCAACCGATTAAAAGTTCTTTTTTTTCAGTCATACATCCTCCATTTTGTAGTTCAGTTTGTGGCTCTGGAAGCGCATGGCAGCTTCGCACTCCATCTCTTTGAACTGTTCATCAGAGAAAACTCCAATGATGTTACGTCCTTCAAACCAAACCTCTTTGATAGACTCGTTGTAGGTTGAGTCTTCATCTGATTCATACTCATAAACTACTGTAACAATCACGCTTCCTGCTCCCACAGTGGTATCAAATTCCCAAGTGCTTTCCATAATTAACTCCTGTTTAAAAGCTTTACTTTATCTATTTTTTTAAAGATTTATATAGGGACTTACCCTAAGTCTTCTTTAACCATTACCTCTACTGCGGGGGTTTCTGCATAGACTTTTGTAATGTGTAGGTTTACAACTTGCTTGTCATCCAAATAAACAATGTCGTTCATGCCATCTAAGAAACACTTGGCAATGTTGTCAATGTCAGGCTTCTTGGTTGGCTTGAGTATTCCTTCCAAGGCATCTTTGCGCTTCTGCTTTGAGAACGATGCGGGTATTCCAACTCTGATATAAATTGCTACTGTTACAGGAGTGTCTAGTGGCTCTGACGATCCCATTGCAGCACTAGCCATCATCCTGATTTCATCTTCGTAGGTCTTTGTCTTCTGCGGTGTGTATGTAGATACAAAGTTTCCACGTTTAGCAAACCTTGGCCTACCTTTGCCTACTGGCTCCCCGTAGACTGTAAACATTGTCATAAATGTCATTCAAGAGTCCCATCTTTAATTCTGTTCATATATTCTCGGATTCTGTCTCTTGCACCAGTGCCATAGATTCTTTCGGCTCTTTCAAGTCTGGCACGAATGAGATCACGATTCTTTCCCCACTCCCAATTTCGATAAAGCTCTCTTGCCTCGGCTTGCTCTAGGATTACTCTATCGCTTGGGCCTTGAATGTTACGTCTGCTCCAAGTCACCAGTTAACTCCAATGCTGTGTTTATCAAATGAAGTGGGTAAGGAACACCCTCTTTTACTCTGTCTAGCAATCTCATGGCTTCAAAGTAGTTCATCTGGTTCTCTTGCTTCTTTAATTATTCTTTTTTCGTAATTAAAAATTGTTTCAAATTGATGGACTGAAAGATATATTGAACTCTTTTCGCCACCTTGTATTTGAGTTATTGTGATAAATCCATCACAAGTACCATAAATTTCTGTTTCGTATTCAGCGGGTAGACAAATTGGCATTTTTATTTCCTTAGTTCAGCTAATCTTGCTCTAATGTTTTCGGGCATTGGT